ATACAAAATTGATTTGACTTTTTGAGTCGTTGTGTTATACTATATTTAAATCAGTAACACAACCTTTTCAGATGATGCAATGCCTTCTTATATTGATACAAAATACGTCAACCTAGTTTCTTCTCGTTTACCCCTCTTCAAACAAAAAACAACCAACCTCTATAACTTTCGGTGTCCGTTTTGTGGTGATTCACAGAAAAAGAAAACGAAAGCTCGTGGATATCTCTATCAAAAGAGAACAGACCTTTTCTTTCATTGTCATAATTGTGGACAGAGTAACACGTTCACAAACTTTCTCAAACAGGTTGATGGTGAGTTGCACAAACAGTATGTCCTTGAGAGATACAAAGAGGGGTTGACAGGCAAATCAACGACAACTCCCGATCCAGAGTTCAAACACAAAAAACCAGTTTTCTATCAATCAATTGAACTTCCCAAGATAAGTGAACTTGATGATACACATTATGCAAAACGATATATTGTCAATCGTGGAATACCACCAAGTTATCTCAATCGTCTTTACTTCACAGATGACTTCAAGGGATTCACTTACAAGTTGACTCAAAGACACTATGACTTGAATGAAAAAGAAGCACGAATCATCATTCCCTTTTTCAATGAAGACAAGAATTTGATTGCATTTCAAGGTCGTGCTTTTACGAATACTAAATTAAGATATATCACAATCAAAATTGATGAAGATGCACCAAAGATTTTTGGACTTGATACTCTTGATATGACAAAACCTTTTTATGTAGTTGAAGGTCCAATAGATTCAATGTTTCTGCCGAATTGTATTGCCATGGCGGGTTCTGACATCAAAGTAAGTGCAATGGGGAATGTTTCCAGTGCGATGCAGGATGGGATAGGAACGATGGTGTTTGACAACGAACCAAGAAATTTAGAGATTATAAAAAGGATAGAAAGAGTGATTGATTATGGATGGAAGGTCTGTATCTGGCCAGATCATGTCAAACAGAAAGACATCAACGACATGGTGAACGCAGGGATTACTGAAATTTCAGAAATGATAAATAAATTCACTTACCAAGGATTACTCGCAAAAACACAACTCGCAATTTGGAGAAAGAAATGACGCTACAAGACCCAGCCGTATTACCCACACAGTATCAACAATTCATTCACTTATCAAGATATGCGAGGTGGGATTATGAAAATGAACGCCGTGAAACCTGGGCAGAAACAGTCAATCGTTATTTCAACTTTTTTCAAGAACACTTACAAGAACAATGTGACTACACTTTAGAGAACGGAGAACTGGAAGAGATGAAACAAGGAGTTCTCGCTCTTGATGTGATGCCGTCTATGCGATGTTTGATGACTGCTGGTGAAGCACTCAAGAAAGAAAATGTTGCAGGGTATAATTGTTCTTATGTCAAAGTAGATTCTCCAAGGTCATTTGATGAGATTCTTTATGTTCTCATGAATGGAACTGGTGTTGGATTCTCTGTAGAGGATGAGTTTGTAAATCAAATGTCACCAATCGCAGAAGAGTTTCATCCAACAGATACAACCATTGTCGTTGCAGATTCTAAACTAGGATGGGCAAAAGCACTCAAAGAACTTTACAGTTTACTTTGGACAGGTCAGGTTCCAAATTGGGATTTGTCAAAGGTTCGTGCTGCAGGAAAACCTCTCAAGACATTTGGTGGTCGTGCATCTGGTCCAGAACCATTGGATGACCTTTTCAACTTTTCAGTCAATATGTTTCGCAATGCAGCTGGACGAAAATTACGACCAGTTGAGTGTCATGACCTTGTTTGTAAGATTGCAGAAATCGTAGTGGTGGGTGGAGTTCGCAGAAGTGCTTTGATTTCACTCTCAAATCTAAATGACGAAACGATGAGGCACGCAAAGTCAGGTCAATGGTGGGAGTCACAACCACAAAGAGCACTTGCAAACAATTCAGTCAATTACAAGGGAAGACCAGACATTGGAACATTCATGAGGGAATGGTTGTCACTCTATGATTCCAAGTCAGGTGAAAGAGGAATCTATAATGGTGTTTCTGCCATGAAGCAAGTAGAAAGGATGAATACAGATGAGCAAGAAAGACGACAACCAAGAGAAGATTTTGGAACTAACCCCTGCTCTGAGATCATTCTTAGAAGCAGAGAATTTTGCAACCTCTCAGAAGTCGTTATTCGTAGATGGGACACTGCTGAATCATTACGCAAGAAAGTTAAGCTTGCGACTATCCTTGGGACATTCCAATCCACTCTTACCAACTTCAAGTACCTCACAAAAGAATGGAAACGAAACTGCGATGAAGAACGACTTCTTGGAGTTTCCCTCACAGGAATAATGGATAACCCAAAAACAAACGGACAGGAGGAAGGTCTTGAAAAGTTACTGGACGAACTACGAGAAGAAGCAATCAAAACAAACAAAGAGTGGGCAGAAAAACTCGGAATCCCACAATCCGCAGCCATCACTTGCGTTAAACCTTCTGGTACAGTTAGTCAGTTGGTTGATTCTGCCTCTGGTATACACGCTCGTCATAATCCCTATTATATTAGAACAGTTCGAGCAGACAATAAAGACCCACTTTGTAAAATGATGAAGGATGCAGGGTTTCCAAACGAAGCGGATGTGATGAAACCAAAACACACAACTGTATTCTCTTTTCCAATGAAATCCCCAGACGATGCTGTTTGCAGACAAGATATGACTGCAATTGACCAGTTGAAACTTTGGATGACATACCAAACTCATTGGTGTGAACACAAACCATCTGTCACCATCTCTGTCAAAGAACATGAGTGGATGGAAGTTGGTTCTTGGGTTTGGGATAACTTTGACACAATCAGTGGTATTTCTTTTCTTCCTTTCAGTGAACATACATACAGACAAGCACCTTACCAAGATTGTAGTAAGGAAGAATACGAAGAAGCACTCAAAACAATTCCACAGGAAGTGGATTGGGCACTACTTTCAAACTACGAAGCACAGGATTACACAATCGGAGCACAAGAGTTAGCCTGTTCTTCTGGTGACGGAGGATGTGAAGTAGTGGACTTATAAGGAAGTTATGTTAATAGACGCTGATTTTGAATGTCCAAATTGTAATGCAGAATATACCATTTCATTTGAAGAGGGATTCGTTCCTGAACACTGTCCTTTCTGCGGCATTGTATATGAAGTAGAAGACGAGGATGAAATCTGATGAATATATTGCTGGAGTTGATTACTCACTAACTTCTCCAGCAGTATGTGTTGCAAAGGTGGTGAATGATGACATCACCTTTGAAAACTGCACTTTTCATTTTCTCAAACAAACCAAGTCACAAAAATCTTTTGATAAGATTTACTCTTACGACTATCCAGAATATACAGATGATATTGAAAGATTCTCTGCACTATCTAGTTGGGTGCTTGAGAGAATACGATGGTTCAATGGTAGAGTGCAAAGAGTTTATCTTGAGGATTATGCATTCGGAGCCACAGGTAGAGTATTTCACATTGCAGAGAACACAGGAATACTCAAGAAAACTTTAAGGTCATCTGGTTTCATTTACGACACGTTACCACCTACAGTTGTCAAGAAATTTGCTACTGGTAAAGGGAATGCAAATAAAGATTTGATGTACGAAACCTTTGTATCCGAAACGAAGATTGACTTGCAAGAGAAACTATCTCCCAAATCAAAACAGATTGGAAACCCTGTCTCTGACATCGTGGATTCGTTCTATATTGCGAAGGCAGGATTCTTTTCACAAAAAACTTGACAATGCAGGTATAAATTGTTATAGTATGACTGTAGTCATTAATGATTAAATGAAAAAACACATATGAGTTACTGGAATCACAGATTAGTCAAAGATGTTGAGAGTGGTCGGTTAGCAATACATGAAGTGTATTATGATGACGATGGTACTCCAACTGGTTACACCGAAAATCCTGTTTTTATAGATACTTTTCCAGACGATGAGGGTTGGTTCTCAAATGGTATTCCCGAATCACCTCAAGCTGCAATCTGGCAGGTAATAGAACAAATTACTGGTGATATTCGCAAAAATGATGATATCATCTACTCTACTGATTTTGAGAAGGGTGGTCGTTATTATCAAGAAGATGGTCTGGATGCACTTGAAAAAATTGAAATGTTAGATAAGATTGGAGAACCTGAATGAGCGGTATGATGAATTTTGATACCTCAAAGATTGAGGAAATGAAAAGAAAAAGAGAGGAAGGACTACCATACATTTCTGAAGATGTAGTAGAAGCATCAAAGAATGCAAAGGGTGGTAGTGAACTTATATATGGAAGAATCAAGGACAGGGTGCCTGAGGACTTGTGGAACTACTTTCAAGTCATTCTTTCCAGAGTACGTGAACTAGAAGATAAACCAAGAATACTTTGGTTTCAAGATACATCAAGAGATCCAGAAGTTCAGTTTCTCAAGAATAAAGAATCAAGAGACAAGTTTGAACGTTTCGTATTTCCTTCTGATTGGTCACTTGAGAAATATCATCTTGACCTTGGACTTGAATATGAAAAGAGCGTAGTTCTCAAAAATGCAATTGTTCCAATTCCTCTTCATTCAAAACCAAAAGAGGGACCAATACGACTCGCATATATTTCTACACCCCATCGTGGTCTTGATGTTTTAATTGGAGCCTTTCGTGCGTTGAAACTAGAAAACGTAGAACTAGACATCTATTCCAGTTTCAAAATCTATGGTTGGGAAGAAAGAGATAAAGAGTTTGAAAAACTTTATCAAATATGTCGGGACACTCCAAACGTAAATTATCATGGGAGTGTATCTAACGAGGAAATTCGTACTGCACTTCAGCAGACCCACATTCTCGCTTATCCAAATACATACCAAGAAACGGCGTGTATTTCTGTGATAGAAGCGATGAGTGCAGGGTGTGTTGTTGTGTGTCCGAATCTTGCAGTCCTTCCAGAAACTTGTGCGAACTTTGCATGGATGTATGGTTTTGTCCAAGATAAGACAGAACACGCAAGGAAGTTTGCATACGTGTTGAAGGATGCAATTGATAATTTCTGGGAACCATCAGTTCAGGCTGGTCTTGCATTCCAGAAACAATATTTTGATATGCACTACGACATTGAAACTACTGCTAAACAGTGGGAGATGATGTTGCAGACAATCAAAAATAACATTGAACGTTCTAAGGAGCAAAAATCGTAATGGCAAGAAAGAAAATCGTAGTTGAACGCAAACCCATGAAGGTAAAACGTACTCGTAAGATTACCGAAGAACAACGTGAGGCTCTTCGTCAACGCATGATTGAAATGCGAAAGAAACGCAAACCAGCAGAGTATAAGAATGTGAGTAAGGTTGTTCTGGCTCTTCCAGATGAGGATGAGTACTCTTTCAAGAATGTCAAAGAGTGGATAAAGGAATCTAAAGATTTGGTTTCTCAGTACAATAAACAAGCACGTAGTGCAAAAAACAGTCCACAAGATAGACAGATTGCATCTAACCTTGCAGATAACAAACGAGCATACATTCGTATGTGTGAACACTATCTCAAGACAGGTGATTGGATTGCGATGTACTCTGGAAAGAACGAGGAACACAAAGTCATTACTAAATGTATTGCGATGGCTTACTATCCAGATGGAACACCTAAAAGAACAGTTGGTGTATTCTATCCAGATATCAACATGGTCTGGACCAAGGATATGGATGAAAGTGAGTTTGTGACTCAAGAAAATCGTGAATATATAAAGAACGAAACAGTTGCAATGACAGATAAACAATTTATAGGAGAAATGTGATGGCATTAAGTATTGCAGAGGTCTTGGAAGATGTTAGTAAAGCTAAGACAAGAGAAGATAAAAGAGATGTGCTTAAGAAGAACGAATCGTGGTCTTTAAAAGCACTTCTTCAACAAAATTTTCATCCAGACGCTAAATGGTTGATTCCACCTGGCGCTCCACCTTATAATGCAAATCAGAATTCTGCTGATACTTCATTACTTTATGAAGCGAAGAAGTTAGAGTACTATACAAGTGGAAAGAAAAATATCCCTATGTTGAA